GGGCACAGATGGTTATGACTGGCTCCGACTACGCTGCAAAATCCAACAAATACTAACGCTCATTACAGGAGAACAACATGAGCAATATCGTCCCGACTAACATCAAGGTTCCGGCTCACCTTGCTGGCCGTATCGGTCAGCCTTCCGCTCTGGCGCAGGCGCTTGGCGGTGGCATCGGTTCCGGTGAGAGCATCCCCCGTATCTCGCTGAAGGGTGCCCGCTTCCGCATCAAGGAAGGCGAGAGCGAGACGGTGCTGGATAGCACCACACTGGACATCGTGATCGTCGGCGCTAACCCGCGCCTGTCCAAGACGTGGTACGCCAAGGCATGGACCCCCGACGCTGAGCCGTCTGCTCCGGACTGTTCCTCGCTGGATGGTATCCGCCCCAGTGCGGACAGCACTGACCCGCAGAACGATCTTTGTGCAACCTGCCCGCACAACGCATGGGGTTCCAAGGTCACGCCGATGGGCCAGAAGGTCAAGGCTTGCTCCGACCTGAAGCGCCTTGCCGTGGTGGCTGCCGATGACCCGACTGGCCCGATCTACCTGCTGCAGGTTACGCCCGCTGCGCTCAAGGGGTTGAACCAATACCAGCGTGAGCTTGCCATGCGTGGCATTGCCCCGGAGATCGTGAAGACCCGTATCTCGTTTGACACTGATGCCTCGTTCCCCAAGCTCAACTTCGGGTTCGGTGGCTTCCTTGACGAGAACGCAATGGAAGCAGTTGATGCGCTGTTTGGTTCCACGGAAGTGAAGTCAATCACAGGAGAAGAAACTGCTGCGCCTGTGGCCAAGCTGGAAGTCGAGAAGCCCAAGCCCCTGCTGGTAAAGCCCAAGGCTGCGCCCGCTCCGGCTCCGGTCGAGGAGGAAGAAGCCCCGGTTGACATGCACGAAACGCCCCGTGCTGAGCCCAAGCGTGGTTTCGGTGCCAAGACTGCGGCTCCTGCCGCTGCTGCGGCCCCCGCTCCTGCGCCCAAGCCCAAGGCTGTACCCAAGGTAGCCGCGCCGACCGTTGACATTGCGGATGAGATCGCCGCGCTGCTGGGTGAGACCAACGCGGATGACGCATAATCAGCCCGTAGACTTTGCCAAGGTCGAGCTGCTGCGGCGTCATATGCTGCTGTCAACTTCCGACATGGCCAAGGTTCTCGGTATCTCCCGCATGACCTACTACCTCTGGGTTCGTGGTAAACCTATGCGTTCTACCAACGTTCCAAAGATGAAGGTGGTGCTGAAAAAGCTGTTAACTATCCTGACTGAACACGGATGGCCGACAGCGGAGGTGCTTGAGATGGAACAGCCGCAACGAGTGAAGCGGCTGCTTGAACTGCTCGGTCAGGAGCAGTAGCATCATCGGTCGGGGGTGCTTCATCCCCGACCCCCACTCTACCAACAGGGAGAATTACATGGATACGCCGGGCTTTCTTCGGCATGTGCTACCATTGAGTGGCACGTACTGCGCCTTCACATTAGTTGGCGAATACCCACGACAAAAGTTTTTCGATGACATAGATAAGTTAGCACTGCACTTGCAGCAGATGAGTAGCAAGGGGCACAATACGTGGTATGCAGTTTCAACATTCCACAAAGAACACCGTAAGCAGGAACACGCAGCGTCTACAAAGGCGCTGTTTCTCGACGTAGATTGCGGCGAAGACAAACCATACGACACGTGGAAAGACGGGCTCAAGGCGCTCGGCGATTTCCTCACAGCAACTAAGCTACCCAAGCCGATGATCGTGCACAGTGGCAATGGCCTGCATGTGTACTGGGTGCTCGATGAAGCCCTGACACCGGATAGGTGGAAGCCACTGGCACAGGCGCTGAAAGATGCCACGAAGCAGCACAACTTCAACGTCGATCCGGTCGTCATTACCGACAGTGCTCGTGTCCTGAGAGCAACTGGTACTGTGAATTACAAAGGGAATAACACTGTAAAACTCCTGCTCAACGCACCAGAAGTTACTGTCACAGACATGACGGCGGCACTACAGAAATATACAACCGCGTCAGTTACAGTTCATGCACCCAAGCGAACAACCACCCTCCTCGATAACCTAGCCGTCAAGCAAGACTACCCCCCAGCCAACGCAACGATACTGGTTGCGAAGTGCGCACAGATCGCATGGGCCGTGAACAACCAAGCAGATGTGCCGGAGCCGTTCTGGTATGGCCTGATGGGTATCGCCGCATTCTGTGAAAAACCTGAAGAGGTAGCGGTCGAGTGGTCCAAGGACCACCCTGACTTCGATGAGACCAAGACGCTGAAGAAGCTGACCCACTGGCAGCGAGCTGCTACTGGCCCGACAACGTGCAGTAAGTTTGAGAGCGAGCGCGAAGACGGTTGTAAGAAGTGCCGGTTCAAGGGGCGCATCGGATCGCCCGCCAGACTGGGGCTGCAGTACCAAGAGGTGGAGATTTCGCAGGACGCACCAGACGCGGAAGCGTTCGAGGTGTCGATCCCTAAGCCATACAAGCGCACAGCCGATGGTATTAAGATTGCCACTGACGGAACCGATATCGACATATGCAAGTTTGACATCTACCCGGTAGGCTACGGCTACGATGAGACGCTGGGCTTCGAGACTGTACGATACCACTGGAAGCGCCCACATGTAGGCTGGATAGAACTGGCGTTCCGCCAAGCGTTCCTTGCTGAACATAGCGGCAGGGAGTTCGCCACGGCGGTGGCGGACAAAGGTATTGTACTTGCGGGTAAGAAGCAGACAGAGGGTTTTCAGACAATGCTTCGCACATACATGGACAGCCTGAGACAGATCAGGTCAGTCACGAACCTGTACTCCACGATGGGGTGGAAGGATGACAACTCCAGCTTCTTGCTGGGTGAGAAGTTATTTAAGGCAGACGAACAGGGTGCAGTACGGACGGAGAACATTAGCCTTGCAGCGCATTCGCAGCGGGTGGGCGAGCAGCTATACGGAACGGCAGGCACCGTGGACGAGTGGTCCAAGTTCACATCGCTGCTGGCCAAAGCCAACATGCCTGTGCATATGTTTGTGCTAGGGCTGGGCTTTGCCGCGCCGCTGTTCCAGTTCACTGGGCTCAAGGGCTTGACAGTAAATCTCTGCGGGCCGACTGGATGCGGTAAGACGCTGGCTCAGATGATGCAGCAGTCGATCTATGGCGACCCCACCAAGCTGCACTTCTCTGCCAAGTTTACACAGAACGCTGCCTTCTCCCGCTTCGGCTTGTATAATAACTTGCCTGTCACGATTGACGAAGCCACCATGATGCCGGACAAAGAGGTTGGTGACTTCACATACTGGGTATCGCAAGGCCGCGACAAGGCGCGACTGACCAAGAACTCGGAGGAGAAGGACGCCAAGACGTGGGCAACGATCTGCACCATGAGCGCCAACAGGTCGATGGCATCCAAGCTCTACTCGTCTGGCATGGATACGGACGCACAGATGGCGCGTCTGCTGGAAATCCATATGATGCCGCATCCGCTTTTCACTCGCTCGACTGAGGCCGGGCGCAAGATGTATAACTTCACCACAACTTGTTACGGTGTGGTTGGCGAGGTTTATATTAAACATCTCGTGTCGCTTGGTGAGACAGCCATCAGGGCAATGATTGCAGAACATATTGTCACGTTCAAGCAGTCATATAATCCGAACTTCTCAGGACAAGAACGCTTCTGGGAGCAGGCCATCATTCTCGCTGACCTCGGCAATAAGCTGGCTCAGTCGCTTGGGTTGATCCAGTACGATCCGGAAGTTCCGACCCGGTACATCCTCGGCCAGCTTAGCCCGCTCCGCGCTGCTGCCACATCCACCAAGATGGACTGCTTCGATGTGCTTGCCCAGTACATGAACGACAACGCCGGGGCTCAGCTTACGGTGATGCACACGGCTGGGCAGAAGCCCACCTATGACTACACGCGACTGCCTCGGAACGGCATCCGCATTCGTGTCGATGTGTATCGTAGTACATCCGGCGGTAACTTTACACATGGTACTCTCATGCTGGACCGCACGCACTTCCGTGCATGGCTCGTTGCCAACCGCCATGACATCGACAAGGTGCGCGACGATTTCGCCAAGGAAGGTATCGAGGCTACGCCCAAGTCGAACAAGTATTCAATCGGCAAGGACACGCCGATCAAGGTCGGGCAGATTTACGTGCTCGGTATATCTCTGAGCCACGACCGACTGCAGGGTATTATCAACGATGCCGATGACACTGCGGACAACCTAACCTACGGCCAGCTCCAAGTCGTGAGCTAGTTACTGGGTCAGGATATCCAATATGCGGGCCGTGTCATCACGGCCTGCTTTTGCTGTGGATCGAAGGGTGCGCTGTGTAGCACTGAGCCGTGCTTCCTTGAGCGCCCGCTGTGAGTTACGCACGAAGTCCTTGATCTCAAGCGCGGTGCCACGGGAACCCTTGTTCCACTCATCGACAGCCTTCTCGATTTCGCGGGCATAGCCTCGGTTGCCCGTCTGCATTGCCTTGATCCACGCATAGCGATAAGACGTTACAACATCTTTCTGGTAGTTGTTCACCCGCTTTGCAATGCGAATGGCATCATACTCTTTGGCTGCCGCATCTGGGTAGAAGCCCATCAAGCGCATGGCCATCATGCTCATATTCATCTCAGGCGACACCACGTAGCCACGGCGGTCAACGACAGCGCCGTTACTGGCATAGGCCCACGTATCGCCAACCATGCGGAAGGCAGTGACCGGCGCAGCCCGCAGCGTATCTTGGAACGACTTGCCCTCGGACAGCGGAGTAGCGATGATGTCGCGAGCGGTGGAGACAAGGCCGATAGCCATCGACGGCATCGGACCAAGGATGTCCTTGACCTCTTCGCCGACAGTGGCACCAGCCAGTAGGAAGCCCGTGCCGGGAACGAAGTCGCCCATGGAGAAGCGCCCAGCAATATCTGCTGGCACGCCGAGATACCCGTTCACGAAACCTTTGAGCACTACGGGCGACAGACCCGGAGCAACATCATCCAGCAGCTTGGCAAACTCAGCGCGAACGCTTCCCATCTGGAGCCCAAGCATCTGGGCGATAGTATCTACAAGGTCTTCGATATCCTCGGCGAACGGGAAGCCCGCTACACCAGCCACCAGCCAGAGGGAACCCAGCATAATTATCTGCCCCTTCTTATCGAGGCGGCGGAACAACTGGATCGTGGTGGTCGGGTAGACCTTATACATATAGAGGAACGACTGGATGCCATCACGCCACGCAGGCGGACGGTTCAGCACGGAGTATTCACCCAGTGTCAGGTCGAGCGACTGGATAGCAAATTCGCGCGCTTGCTTGGCGTCACCGCCATTGCGTTGCATGGCAAGGCGGAAAGCCGCGAGACCAGCAGCACGGCGAGACGCCTGCTCTGTCCGGTTGAAGGGCGACATGAAGGCGTCGATAGCGCGCAGCACCATGGGGTTGGAGATACCGCCACGCGCCGTACCTAGCAGGGCGTTAGCCTGTGCAGGGATAAGTTTACCTTCGCGGATTTCCTCGGCAAGGAAGTTAGCCTCGGCCTCAGTCAGCCCCGATGCGGCCAGCGCCGCCTTGTCGTTCTTCAGCTTCTCGTAATACTCGGCAGTGTTGTACTTGCTGATGGCGATGCCGTTCGCGCCCACTTGCGTCAGAGCCTTGTGGTACTCAGCGATAACAGAGCCCATACCGAACCCGCCACCGAAACCGTTGCGCGAATTGTAAGACGCCATGTACGGCATCCAGTTGGTATAGGGCGAACTCAGGTTCATCACGCCTTGTGCAATGGAGCCACCAAGCTGGAAGATACTGGTAGCGGCGCGCAGTGCCGCCACG